TGATCGTAGTGTGCTCGGTAAGCCGGCAGTGCCACCCAACGTCACCACGCTTAAGACCAAGCGCGATGACGATGACGCTGCTACGCGCAAGGTGATTGACGCTGGCCTGCTGAACTCGATGAGCGTGAACAACGTCAAGGGCAACGCCAACGTCAACATCGACGTCAGCGGCGCAACTAAGTCCGCCGATGCTGGTGACAGCGACAAAGACTTGTTTAACACGACGCGCAGCAAAGGCGCGTCGCAGATGCCCAACACTCCGACCAATACCAAGGACGACAAGTCCAGCGCCTCGAGTGAGGACGAGTAATGGCTGCGAAGCCCTTTGCCACAATCCTGATCCGCGATGAAGTCACCATCGCGCTCGAGAAGGTCAAGAAGGAGTTCACCAAGTCGGCGGTGGACTTCGGCGAGTCGCTTGGCTACGGCATTGGGCGTAACGCTCGTAGCGTTTTCGGATTGCTGGGTATTTCCGGCGCACTCGCTTCCGGTGGTTTTGTTGCCGGCATTGCCGGGATGACCGTCAGTCTCGGCAAGTTCTCGCAGAAGACGCTCAATCTGAATAGCACCGTTCTGCGGCTCAATATGACGCTGCAGGAATACAAGCAGCTGGTGAACATAGGCCGAGCTGCTGGTCTGTCGAAGGAGCAGGCCGAGGCTGAGATCGAAGCGATGGCCGAGGCTGTCCTCGATCTGCGTCGGGGCACCGAGTCGGATACCCGCAAGAGGCTGGAGGAACAGGGCACCTTCGGTTCCGGCACCGCGGTATCGCGGCAACTGCAACGGCAGTTGCAGCGTGATGGCGATCGCCCCTACAACATCATGCGCCAAATACTCGAGCAGATGAATAGGGGCTCGAGCGGCACTGATGCGGATCGACTAGGTACGGAGATATGGCGCAAGTCCTTCGGCCTCGGCAGCCCGGCTTGGAACAAGGCTGTTGAGAACATCGACCAGTTCGCCAACGACAACTTCAAGCCGGCGGAAGATAATGCGGCGGCATTCCTCCAGGAGCAGGTTAATCTGCAACGCGAGCTGGAGAACTTCCAGACTTTGATCGGCATTGCGCTTATGCCGGCGATGGAAGCCTTCTCCGGTTGGCTCGCGACTACGCTCCAGTCGGAGAACATGGAAAGGTTTATCGCCGAGGTCCGCGAGTGGGGCAAGACTATCACGGAGCAGGACTGGGACAAGGTTAGACAGAAGGTCGACACCGCGCTAGCTGGGACCAAGACCGGCTTTATGAAGTTCGTCTCGGCGGCAATCAGGATCGCTGCCTCGATTACCAACATAATCCGCATCGTCTCGCATTGGCAGAAAGATGATCCAGTTGCTGGTAATACTCCAGTCAAGTTCGGGGAAGGTGCTGCGTATTCCGGTGGCGCCTACCAAGTCAGCGCCGAGTACCAGAAGTGGCAGCTGCAGAACGCCGAGGACCTTCCTGAGTCTAGTAACATCGAAGACCGTCGCTTTGGTGATACTGCCAATATGCCGGTGGTGCAGGCAAGCGTTGAGCAAGGTGGAGTGCTCGCGGACCAATTAGGCCTTGGTAGTATTGGCAGCACCAAGCCGCCGTCCAACGACAACTACAACGTTGCGATTGGTACTACCGAAGCCGGTCCTTTGATGTTTTCGGACCGTCCGACCTTGACGCGGTTCGAACGCCAGCTGCGGGAGATGCAGCAGCAGTTCAACGATCTTACCTACCTGTTTGAAGAGGGCGTCAAGGAAGGCAAGTTCAACTTCGGTGGTGGTGGCAATTTCGGCGGCGGTGGCGCCAGCGGCTCATATGGCGGGAGCTCCCGCAGCCGCACCGGCGGCACGCCCGAACCAACTGGTGGGAGCAACCCGCAAGGTGGCAGTCCTCGTACTACTGACAATGATCCGCAGGCTCCGGCCGGGGCCGTCGAAGCGGGCGCAGTGACCGCAGTTGGCGGCGCAGCGCCATCAGCCTTCATCTTCCACCACACGAGCGGCCGCGGTACGGCCGAGGGAGTGGTCTCGACTCTACGCCAGCGCGGCTTGGGCGTGCAGTACGTGATGGAGCGCGACGGCACCATCAAGCAGATAGGCGGACCGGGCTCGTCGCATATGAAGACTGGTTGGGGCCCAATGGGCAAGGGCCTCAGCAACCGCAACACCGTCGGCATGGAAGTCATCGCCAAGGACGACAAGGACGTCACGCCAGCGCAGATCGAAGCCGCCAAGAAGTTCATCAAGAAGCACTATCCTAATACGCCACTCTATGGTCACGGCCAAGTCAACCCCGGGCATAAGGAAGAAGATGAGGGGATGACGATCATCGACGCCATCAAGAAGGAGCGGCGCGAGAAAGCTGGTGATGATAAGCAGTCTTCGCTCGAGCGCAAGAATGTGGATGGCGCCATCAACGGTTGGAAGAAGGACGGCAGCGGCGCGCAGCTAGCGCTCAGGATCAAGGTGCGGGGTAAGTCCGGCATCAAGACCGATAGCAAGGTGCAGGATGGCACCTTGATGCGCGACGAGGACAACGAGGTAGAGCGAGAGGTGATGGCAGCGTAATGGCTACTGCTCCCGAAACCGAGATTGGTATCGTCTTAAAAGACGAAGTCACTGTTTCGACCAAGCAGGTCAAGGCTTCCATCCAGCGTCTGCGTGCGGAAGCTAAGCGAACGATGCCGCTTGGCAGCCGGGTACTGGATGCGCTCGAGACCACCATCGAGACTGTCGGCCGGGAGCTCAAAGCCTCGGCGCTCGCGGTGGGAGCTAGCTCGGTTCTCTTCAGTGGATCCTTTATTTCGGCGCTGGCTAGCATCGCAGGCTCGCTCGATCGCTTCGCTGAGAACGCCATCAATCAGCATTCGGTAGCGCGCGAGGTCGGCCTAACTTACGAGCAGTTTGAGCGCCTCGTCGTTGCGGCCAAGGCGCGCGGCGTTTCGGATAAGGATGCGCGCACCCAGGTTGAGAAGCTGGCCCGCTCCGTCCGCGATCTAGCCTTAGGCAACCGTTCGGCGACCCGCGACCGATTAGAGGAAGGAGGCTTCCGCGATACCGGCACCATTATCTCGCGACGGTTCCAGGACTCGCTTGCGCGCAATGGCCTATACAACACCATCCTTGAAATCCTTGGGCACATGGAGGACAAGTCCGGCCAAGGAGAAGAGGGCCGGTGGGCGGCGCAGATCATCGGCGAGTCGATGGGGGTTCGTGGCGGGCAGTGGTTCGGCCTTAAGGAGATGCTGGACAAGATCAAGGCCGTCGCCATACCAAGTGAGGAAGCCTCCAAGAAGTATAAGCTGCAGAGTGTCAAGCTTCAGCTGACGTTGACAAAGATACAAAGCCGGATCACTGCCGCTGTCGTTCCTATCGGCACTCGCTTCTTGAAGATGATGGCTGAGTGGTTCACCGAAGAGAGCACCAAGCGCTTTTCGGAATGGTTGCGCGGGGTGGTCAAGGCGCTGCTGGATTATCCCTGGGACAAGTTTCGCGAGCGCATCGACTGGATACTCGGTCTCGTAGGCAATGAGATCGTCAACTTCACGGAGCACCTCGCCGAGTTCATCGAGGGCATCGATAAGTTTATGCAGATGGTAAACCGGTGGCGGGAAAAGAACCGCGGCCGGGAAGGTACCAACACCCAGCCGCCTTTGATTTCGCTTGATGCTATCGAGGTCGACGAGCCGGACAACAACGAGCCCAACAACACGCCGCAGAAATTCTCCGATGGTGGTCCGCTCCCGTTCAGGACCAATCCGGCATCTGATGCCAAGTTTGATATGAGCGGCATTCTCACGCCCGAGAATGCCAAGATAGGTTCGGCTAATATCATCGACCTCCGTACTGCGGGGCATGGGAGCTATCGCGAGGAATGGGAAGCCTCGGCCGACAAGCTAACCGAGCAGACCGACAAGCTAGCGTTTGAGCTGCGACGCTTTGTGGATGTACTGCGCGACCTTCGAGGTGGTGCAGGTGGAGGCAGCGCAGACGGTGGCGTCAGTCAGAAGGCCCGCACCCGGCCGATGGATAGTAGGGGCGGTGGCCGCGGTGGCCCGCCAACACCGCAGACCGAGGACCAAAGGGAAGCGGCCGCCAATCCGATCTCGCGTGGCGCCGTTTCCGGGGGCGCACCTCCGGTTGGTCCGCGCGTCGTCAAGGGCAGCTGGTTCGGCAACTATCCTAAGTCACTTGGCAGCGCGATCGGTTGGGATGACCCGGACGACAAATATACCAGCGGCCCAAAGAAGGGGCAGGCGAAACCAAACTACGGTGGCTACGGCCAGGACGTTCCCGGCATTGCCATCCCCTACCGGCAAGCTGCTGGTCCGGCTGAGAAGCAGCAGGGAATGCCGGTGCGCGTTTGGGACCAGAGGCCAGGACGGCCTAGCGTTATGGGTCGCGTGATTGATATCGGGCCCAACCAGATCGATCCACGCTCCAAGAACAAAGGCATCGACGTTAACGCCGCGTTGGCCGAGCGTCTTGGTTACGCTCCCAATAAGAAGACCGCGACCGAGCACGGGCTCGATGTGTTCCCGACCGGGCAATCCATCAAGTACCAAGTCTTGCGGACAGAAGACATTCTCCGCGCTCGTACTGAAATGCAACAAGAGCGCCAGCGCATCTCCGGGACTGCGCTCAAGTGGCATCGCCAAAGTCAGATTGATCTCAACGTCAATGTCGATGGTCCGAAGGGCGTCAAGGTTGATGCCGACGTTGGTGGAGAAGGGGTAGAGGGCAACACCACTATCAATCGTAACGGTGCTGATCGCCGCTCGTCTCGTAGTGATCCTGAAAATGCTGCACCGTATCGCGTAGCAGGTGGATGGCAACCACCTCCGTCGTCGACGGCTTCGTCTGATGACGACTGGCACAAGCGGGCGACGGAAGAGGCAGAGAAGTTAGGCCCAAGCGCATCTGGAAGAGCAGAGCCTGTTGTCTCTGATGACTTCTTCAAGAAGATACCGGGGGTGCGCGGTACGGTGGATACGATCAGGGCTTTGGGTGAAGTGGAAGCGGATCGCGAAAGAGCAATGGAACAAATTCGGCAGCAGACCCGCGATGAGATAAGGCAGCAGCAATAATGGCATTCAACGAGCGTGAGATATGTGTCCTGACGGTGAACGGGAAACTCTACAACGAGTGGAAGTCGATCACGGTTTACCTGTGCCAGAAGGAAGCGTTTAACTATTATCGCTTCACCTGCTCTGAGTTCACTCCGTTCGCCCGCGACTTCGCGGCCCAGCAAATCCGTCCCGGCGATACCTGCACGGTGACGCTCGGTGGTGAGTACGCCATTGGCGGCTTCGTCACTACCCGACAGGTAGCCTTCACCGAGAAGTCTCACGGCGTCGAGATCACCGGCAAGTCCTACACCTACACTACCGTCAACGGAGCCGCCTCGATTAAGGGTGGTGAGATGACAAACGTCACCTACCCCGAGCTCGCTACTGCGTTGCTCAAGCCTTACGACATCCTCTTCAAGGCCAAGCCCGGCATCAATATGGATAAGTTTGAGCGCGTCAATGTGACCGGTCAGACGACTTGGGAAGTTCTGGAGAAGGCCGCCCGCCAGCGTTCGATCGTGCTCGGCGTAGATCCCAAGGTCGGTAATGCATTCTGGGGCACTCAGCCGGGCTACGTCGAAGGCGACGGTCAGGTGGAGGAAGGGGTCAACATGCTGGAAGGGCGTGAGACCATTTCCATGGAGTTCGGTAGCGGCGCCTTTCTAACGATGGCGCAGAACGCTCCCACGCCAAAGTCCTGGGGACCGGCAGTCACGAGTGCGCCGCTTGGCAATATGATGAGCGGCTTTGCCCAATCGATGGGAGTTGGCTCCGGTCCGTTCATGCCGCTCATCAGTATGGCGGAGATGCCCGGCAAGCAGTCCGATGCCGCGCAGCGGAGTGGGTCCGAAGGCGGTGCTATCAACGGCGAGCAAATCAAGGTGGAGGCCGTCCTGCAGGGTTGGTTTAATGGCGGCGGTCCTTCCGGTGGCCGCACCCGCGGCGTGCTGTGGCGGCCATGGAACTCGGTACACGTAAAGTCACCGATGCTGATTATGGACCAATCCCTCATCTGCAAGTCGGTGACCTTTACCCAGGACGATAAGGGCGGCACCCGCACTACACTCGAGCTCGAGAATGAAATGGGCCAGAAGGGACCTAGCCTAAAATGAGAAGAGAAACTGTCGGCAGCAACACACATTCCGCTACTCTTGGCAGCTCGTCGCGCGCCACCACGCGCAAGGTCGATCACAGTACCATCTTCCCCACTGCGGACATCGATGCTGGCCGCAACGATAGCCCCAAGGGTGTGCCGATCGTGCAGCCTTACGGGTTTGCCTATTGGCCTGCCAAGCAGGACGAGGAAGAGGACAAGGGTGGCCAGCAGCAGGCCAAGTCCGGCGGTGGCGGTAGTGGCGGCGTTGGCGACAAGGCGGGAGCTGGCGCATTCGAGGACGACGACCAGCCGAAGGGCAAGTCCGCTATCGGCCTGACTTCGTACGCCAATGGATCGCGCTCCGATCCCTCACTGCCAGGTCTACAAGACCCGCGCCACCAGCTCATGCTGGAGAACGAGAAGGATAGCAAGGATGATCACGGTGGACGCGAAGGCGACACCGCGATGTACCACCAAGCCGACAAGAACATCCAACTTCACTTTGCTGGCGGCGATGAGAAGTCTGGACTCAAGCCCGGCGCTTATCTTTCAACCGACGCCGCCAAGAACAAGATCAGGCTTCAACTTGTAAAGGTGGATGATGATTCGCAACAGCAATCCTCGCAGCCGCAGGCGCGTGGTGGAGGTCAATCGGGTGGTGGCCAGCAGCAGCAAAAGAAAGAAGGTCAAAGACCGCTACTCAAAAAGGAAAGCTCGACTTTCATCGACATAGATGGCGGCGGCAACACCATCACCATCCGGCACGGCTCCTGCTACGTCGTCCTGACCGGCAAACACGTCACCGCGTATTATGAGAAGGACGATAAGTCGATGCGGGTTGATGCCGATCATACTCATATTCGCCATAAGGACTTCCGCATCTGGGTAGACAAGGAAGGCTGTTGGGCGACGGTGCCGGTCCTGGTCAAGCAGGACGAGTTGGATAACTAAAAATGGGTTCGATCCTCGAACTACACAACGAGTGGCGCGACACCCTTCGCATCGCGTCCTTTCGTGGCGTTTACTTTCACGTTGAGAGCAGCGCCCGGCAATCTGGCCGTCGCGTTGTTACTCATCAATATCCAAAGCGGAACATTCCCTACGCCGAGGACATGGGACGAGAGGCGGTGCATTGGCAGTTTAGTGGCTACATCCTGCTGAACGACAAGAAACTCAATCGCGGTCCCAATGCTGTTTATGCCAACATGATTGCTCAGCGCAACGCGATGTTGGAAGCGTTGGAGATGGACGGGCCCGGCGAGTTGATACATCCATCCCTTTCCATAACCTTTGGTGGTGGGCGGGAGGGAGCTAGCTCAGGCGGGCCGATGATGGTCATGGTTGAGCGCTATGGCGTTTCGGAGAGCCGGCAAAAGGGCGGCTTCTATGAATTTGATTTGGCATTCGTGGAGGCGGGAGAAGCGCCTAAGGTATTCAAGGACGACTCTCGCAAGCTGCTGGAGACGGCGACAACTAATCTGGACAAAACTGTAGTCGCTACCGGCAAGCGGCAATTCACTTTGACTGGAGTATCGATTGCCGGCGGTGGTTCCAATTTCGGTGGCGGCACCTTCGGCGGTCCGGCGGCAATAAGGATCCGGTGATGGAAGGGGTAATCGATACCGAAGCGGAAATCCGCACCGATACGCGGATTATGGTCGCTGAGATTGCCGGCATCATCAAGCGGATGTGCGACAAGCTTATGACGTTCACCTCTACCAAAGGCCGAGAGGGTTCTGACTTACGCACGGCAGCTGGCGATCTGCAAACCAACGTTGAGACCTCTATTCGTGACGGCTCATTGCCGGAAGATATGTTGGTTGTATTCGACGCCGCCTTAGCTGCTGGTATTTCGGTATCGCAACTTGATCCGGTGCTGGCCCAGTTACGTTCGGAGGTGCCTACAATATTGGGCTCGCTCTGGACCATCCAGTTCGGCGTTCTCTTTGCGCTCTCCTGCCAGTGCAAGATTATCGCAGCCACCACGTTTAAGAGCCGCGATGATATTGAGGCAATGCAGGAGCGGATGAAGAACAGTTTTGATTTAGCGAAGGAGATGGCCGCGGACGATATGGATAATATTGTTTACCAGCTGCTGCGGGAGCTGGCTGCCAAGTCCGCACGCTACCTAGCCGATACCGCGATGCCGCTGCCGCGAGTTGTTTACTACAACCTGCGCCCGTTGCCGGCTCTTGCCACCTCTTATCGCATCTACTCGGACGCCTCGCGCTTTGACGAGATCGTTGCCGACAACAAGGTGGTACATCCAGCTTTCGTTCGCGGTACTGTTCGCGCATTGACGGTCTGACGTCATGGTCGACATCCTCCTCAAAGGTCGAAACTCGCTCGTTGAGATGAAGCAGGCTGGGCCTTTGCCCGGCACCTTGGCTGATTGGTTGCAGTCAACGGAAGGGTTGAGCGAAGAGGAAGAGCTAGCCACCGCGGTGCGGGTGGCTTTGATGACGGACGCTCTCGCTTCGACCAGCGACATCTTACCGGATCCAGATAGCACCGACCGACGCGGCTGGTGGGGCGATCTTGATGCCGAAGAGATTTGGGGAGGCTGGCCCATCGGCTGCAAGAACTGGCTGCTGTTCCGGGCCAAGATATCCGATGCCAATTCATATGAAGGCTCGACCGTGGCGCGAGCAGAGCAGTACACACGCGAGGCGCTGCGTCCTTTCATCGTCAATCGGATTGCGTCTGCAATTGATGTCCAAGCTCAACGCGTAGGACGATCTGAGATTGATGTTTTTGTGACGATATATCGCGGACCCTTGCAAGCGATCCAGTTGCGCTTTGCTTACCTCTGGGATCAAGTGGTGACATTCTAATGCCTTGGAACACACCCACCCTTAGACAAACGCGCGAACAGGTTCGCGATGAGGTAACGTCCGCTCTCTCGGGGGCGATCCTTATCGGCAACAACGTCTTGCGCGTGATGTCAGATGCGCAAGCCGGTCTCTGCCATCTGGTGCTGCGTTTTATAGATTGGCTAGCGCTCCAGCTTTTACCAGACACCGCCGAGACCGAATGGCTAGACCGTCACGGAGACATCTGGCTAGTCAACTCGGACGGCACCACCGGCCGCAAGGCTGCAACATTGGCGCAGGGCACCGCCACGGTTCTCGGCGCGCCTGATGTTGTCATCCCAGTTGGAGCGCGATTGTCTTATGGCGGTGTAGTAGAATACGAAGTCATTGATGAAGTGATCTTGCTTGATGATGCGCCAACTCCAATCGAGGTGCGAGCGCTCGATCCCGGAACAGTCGGCAATATCCAATCTGGCGCTACTCTTACCTTTCTTCAGCCAATCGACAATCTGACCGAGAATGCGCGGGTTGAGTATATTGGCGGTGGTGCAGAAGTTGAGAATGACGACAACCTTCGCATTCGCGTTCTCGAGCGCATTCGCGAGCCGCCAATGGGCGGCGCCCAGCATGACTATGTGCGTTGGGCAAAAGCTGTGCCGGGTGTCACCCGCGCTTGGTGCGCTCCAAATGAAATGGGAATAGGCACAGTCACTGTCAGGATCATGTGCGATGAGACGCGCGCGGACAATGATGGCTTTCCCTTGCAGGAGGATCTTGATCGTGTCGCAGCTTACATCGATCTCGTGCGGCCGGTTGCGGTGAAGGATCATTGGGTGTTGTCACCAATCCGGCAGCCAATTGATCTCCACATTATTGACTTGGCGCTGGACTCGCCCGATGTGCGCGCTGCGATTGAAGATAGCATCAACGATCTCTTGCTCGAAGTGGCAGCTCCCGGCCAAACGATATTCGCAGCTTGGAAATATTCGGCCGTGATGAATGCGCCGGGCGTTATCTCGTTCAAGCTCTCAACTACCGCTGATGACGTGATGCCGAGCAACGGTCACATGGCAGTCTTGGGCGATATTATTTATGGCTTCACTTATACCCCCTGACAAACATGTCCGCCGAAACGGTAGTGATTATCTATCGGCGTTCCTGGACCTACTGCCTTGGGGCATTGCCTGGCCGCGCGAGGCTGGGTCAGTACAATATTGCGTACAGAAGGGCCTGAATAACTTCTGGGGCTTTGTCGATAGTCGCGCTGCGGACCTGCTCGAGCTCGAGAGCGATCCGCGCAAGACTGTAGAGTTGCTACCGGATTGGGAGCGTGCTTGGGGCTTACCCGATCCATGCTGGCCGCAAGTTTTTACGATTGCGGAACGCCAGCAGCAACTCGTTTTCAAAATGACTTTCAGAGGCGGGCAGTCGCGCGCCTTTTATGAATGGGTGATGGATTGGCTAGGCCATGAAATCGTCATCGGCGAGTTCGCGCCGTTCATGGCTGGTGTCTCGCGCGTTGGTGATACGAGGCCAAGTCCGGAAGAGAACTTTCGCTGGTACATCGGCCCGCCCGAGATGCGGTTCTACTGGTTCGCGCATGTCGGCGAAGCAAGCCTAGATTGGTTTCGTGCTGGTCAAAGCCAAGCTGGTGTCCACCACCATCTTGAGATCGGCATCCCGACCGAGCTGGAATGTTTGTTGTTGCGATGGAAACCCGCGCACACAGAACTGACTTGGGACTTTTCAGACTTGGCAGAAGGCGGCCCGATGCAAGGTACGCCCTAGGAGGAATGCGATGAAATATGTTTCGCCTTACGGTGTCGCCGACCCGAACGCGCCGTATATCAACGGTGACCCAAGTCAGGGGCGGGAGGGCTCGATCCCGCCCGCTGAAGCGTTTGAACATCCCATGCGTGAGATCACCAACATGATCTCAAAGGCCGGGATAAATCCTTTATCGAGTGATCTGTTTCAGCTTTTGAAGGCCGTGCGTAACGGCCGGGTCATCTATGGCGTTGATACTGGCTCTGCCAACGTCGTGTCGATCGCGCTCGATCCACCGCTCGATGTATATCAACCCGGCTTGACGATGCGGGTGCTGATTGCGGTCAGCAATACCGGCGCGGCGTCGCTCAATATCAACGGCATTGGTTCGCAGCCGATTGTGCACAGCGACGGCTCGCAGCTAGGCGCTGGCGATATCCTTGCCGGTCAAGTCGCCACCATGATTTATGATGGCGCGCATTTCCAATTGATCCCGGGAAGCAAAACAACCGGCTTCAAAATCCCGTTCACCATCGACACTGGTACCGTCAATCACGTCATCGCGAACTACACGCCGGCGATTACCGCGCTCGATGGCGGCTTGTTGCTCGAGGTCAAGATCGCCAATACCAACACCGGCGTTGTCGATATCAACGTTGATGGCTTGGGAGTGAAAGCGCTGGTGCGCCCGGATGGTACCAATCTGACGGCTGGCGAGCTCGATGCCGGCGCTGTGGTCATTATCATCTATGATGGAACGCGCTTCCAGCTGGCGAGCATTGTGTCGGCGGCCGGGTTTGCAATCCCGTTCGCGGTTGATACCGGCACCGTCAACAACGTCGTTGCCAACTTCGCGCCTCCGGTCTCGTCGCTGGTGCCCGGCTTTACCTGCGAGGTTCTAGTCAAGAACACCACCACACTTCCGGCCGTCACCCTCAATGCTAGTGGACTTGGACCCATCGCGATCAAGCGTTTCGATGGCGAGGCATTCGAGAAGAACGAGTTGTGGATCGAAGGGCTCTATCTATTTGTCTACGATGGCACGCTCTTCCGGCTCGTCAGCGGTCCACAATACGCCACCACTGCCGAAGCGGAAGCTGGTGTCTTGTGGCACAAGTTCATCAGTCCAGCGACGATGTGGCGGTCGCGCAGTCAATACATTGGGCGCGCTGGTAGCGTCCATATTTACTTCCCAGCGGGCTCGCTGCTTACCGTCACCAACATGTACGAGCTCAGAGGATCGTTCTTCCGCGATCCGGCGTCGGGTTCCAACAATGCCGGTTTCTGGGTTGGACCTTTGGACGCTGGCATATGGGAATGCTTCGGCTACTTCGGAGCTGCGCCGTACACGCCGGGCTACCAAGGGCCCGGTTCGTTCCAAGCTGAGTTCTTCGTCAATGGTGGTTCGGCTGGTGCTTTGACTTACTGCTGGAACGGTGATGGCTCTACCATCGGCGTCACCGTGACGCAGCAGTTCAACTTGGTTGCTGGCGATAACGTGACGCTGGTGGCTTACCAGACCACTGCCTATCCGTACATCTACGGCTCCACGCAGTTGAATGCTTATCGCGTTAGCAGCCCATAAGGTGCGCTGAGATGACTATCACGTCCAGCCCTCCGCTCACCAACCTATTGGCGATGCCGCTCGCAATCCTCCAGGTGCAGACTGGCACCAACGAGGATTGGATCGACTCCGTCAAGTATGTTGTTGACACCGGCGAAACCGATCCGCCCCAACTCGATATCAGAGGTATCCTCTTTGAGATGGAGGTACGCCGGCAGACTGATGACCATGAGGTGGTGATCTCAGCTACGACCGAAGATGGCACGCTCGCGATCGGCGAGGCGCCAGACTTCGGCTTCTTCTTATTCAATATTGATAAGGAGGTCATGAAGCGACAGACCCCGGGCAAGTACGTAGCGGACGTGGTTGGCATCGATGCTGAGTTCAGGCGCGTTACCATTCAGATCGACCTGACCATCTTTGAGGGAATAACGCGGTGACCATTATCAGCCTCGAGGTCATCAATCGCGGTCCCGTCATCATTGATGGCGAACACATACCGACTGCGATTGCGATGTCTGCGCCTTATGGAGCGCGCGGACCGATCATCTATGGCACCAGCAACAGTACACATTTGATTGGTGGCGCATTTGATGATCGCACCTTCGTACTGAATGAGTATGGTCTGGGCTTTGGTCCCGGCATTCGGATACGGGCTTCCGCACTCGATGACGTCTCTCGGTGGATGGAAGGTATTGTCTCCGAGTACGTCGGCAATAACCTTGTCATAACCACAGACACGTACCACGGCACCGGCACCTACAGCTCGTGGTCCATCAACGCCGCGGGCGAAAAGGGATCGACTGGTCCGGTAGGCCCGCAAGGGCCGCAGGGTACTCCTGGCACCCCGGGCGGTCCCCCTGGTCCGCAAGGTCCGCAAGGTCCGCAAGGCGCTCCCGGCGTGCCCGGTTCTCCGGGCTTGCCCGGTCCTACCGGCCCGCAAGGCGAGCCCGGCACTCCCGGCGGTCCCCCTGGCCCTACCGGCCCTGCTGGTCCTGCTGGCGCCGATGGTCCGGCGGGCCCTCCTGGTCCCGAAGGTCCCGTTGGTCCTGAAGGCCCGCAGGGACCGGAAGGCACCGGCCTAGGTACGGGAGCTGCAACCGGCTTCACGGCTTATAAGGCCGCCAGCCAAGGCGTCGCGCATGCAACTTGGTCGAAGATCAATTTCGGTGCCATTGGTTACAACAACGGCAGCTTCTACAGCACCAGCAATAGCCGATACACGCCGCCCTTGGGCGAGACGATATTTGTGGCGTCGGTGTTCGCTACCGGGCTGGCGCTCGGCAGCAACTTGTACATCGCCATCTATAAGAACGGAACGTTGCTCCACTTCGCGACCAGCAACACGACCGACGGCTTTGCTCACATCACTTGCTACGATAGTGCCAGCGGCAGCGACTATTACGAGGTTTGGATTAACGGCCAGGCAGCCGACGCGTCGGCCTTCACGATACCTACCGGCAACAATGACGGCGTTTATTTCCAGGGCACGCAGCCGGTAGGGGCGCAAGGTCCGGCCGGTCCTCCGGGCGCGACTGGTTCCGGCTCTGGCAATGTCAACAACAGCGGCACGCCGAACGCAAACGAGGTTGCGCAATGGGTTACCGCGACTTCAATCAAAGG